CACTGGCTACTGTCACAATGGCTTCATTTTCAGATAAGTAAGTCATGCCTTTATTGGTTGCACTTTCAGGGCTAATAACTCCAGCAACTTGTTTAGTTTCTCCAATCTTCATTGCAATTGTTTTTGGTGAAACTGTAACACCTGTAACAGGCACATCTGCTTGAGCTTCTGTCTTAAATGAAACTGCCGTTTTGCCTTCGCTACCAGCGTAGGAAACTGAGTAATCGTCATACTGAGTTCCTGGTATTAAATCACTAATAACAATTGGTGAATCCACTGAAGATTGCACCTTACTAGCACCCTTATATAAATCAAATTTGGCCATAATTAATTAACCTCCAGTGTTGCTTGTTTGTCTGTTGTCGCGATTTTGCCGACCACCGGAATATTTACTCACTGGATTTCCACCATCGCCTGAACCGTCAGTAATCAATGTTGAAACATCAATCCCAGGGAAAAAATCTTCAAACATACGTTTCTCTGTAAATGCTGCTTCTTCTGCATAGTAATATGCACCAAAACCGTCCTTCCCGCGCTCTGCTGCTTTAATGGTTAATGCATCTTGAACTCGTTGGTCAGCAGCATTATTAGTTTGCATATTCTCTGTTGCCATTTGTGCGAGACCCTTATAAAAGCCAGCATAAACTGGCTTATCAATATCAAAGGCCTCAGCTGACTTTACCAACACTGCAATATAGGTATTATTTTTTCCAGCTGCTTCATAACCACCGTCGCCTTTTTCTTCTCGACCCAATGCACGATTTAATACTTGATAAGGAAGTGCATTGATTGTTAGTACTCCTTGAGGTGCTGCTTTACCTTGGGAAATCCAAACAATTTTGTTTGAACCGTAAATATCAGTCTGACTTCCTGACATGTTGGTCAAATTGAATCCAACAATACCTTTTGCAGTGGTCTCATCTGCTACAAAAACACCCACTTTATCCGATGCATCACCATTAATACCTTCTATACCAGTAACCACGGTATTTTTTGTGGCATCAATACGTGCCATATATGCTTTTTCAGCTCCTAATGTTGACATTAATAATCTCCTTATTTTTTGAAATAATAATAGTTGCAGTTAGTTGTGCAGTATCTGGGTCTGGAATTGCCGGCCGAACTATCTCAATTAACCAATGCTTTTTGTTTAATTGTTTTAATAGGTCAATTACTTTAGTTTCAATATCAAAACTAAGGTTAAAACCAAAGAAAATCTGAATTTGAATCTTAGAATTAAACGTTTGAAATGAATTACTAGCATAATCGTCTGGCAAAATTGTGCTGTTGCGCAAAAGAAAACACGTTTCTTTATCTGAAAAACGTGTCATATCTAACTTATTTAAATAAATTTTATCTGCCCAATTTACCAACTCTTTGACATCTAAATACGCATCATTAAGTGTACTCATAGGCTCTTTTTACCTTGAATTCCTTCTAACACCTTAGTTTGTACAATCGTTGCTTCATTCTGCGAATTAGAGATAGCTTGGTCATAAAATGAATCACCAGGTCGTTTAACAGTTCCATCATTAAGAAATCTAGCAATTCTGGCATGATTTACGTCTCGTGTACTAAAACCTACTGCCGTACTTCCATCAGCCCTTGTCTTTTCTAACTTCCCTGATACAACTGAATCTGCTAAATGTTTCATCTTTGCTGTATCTCTAGCTTCCTGATAATGTTTTGATTTAGTGACCTCGACAATGTTTCTCTTAACTACTTCAGCTCCAGCCCCCGTAATAGTTTGTCTTTCTTCAATGGTTAAATTTACTAAATCACCTACATTTTTCAGCCAATTTGAGGTCATAGATTCAAAATCATTTGGCATAAGTTTCACCTCGCTTTTCAACACGGCGTAATGTGATAACATCATAAGAATTTAAACCGTTTCCAACTCGTTCATCTGAACTATTAGTTGCTACCATAAATAAATCATCCTTAATTTTGCAATATAAACCATGCTTAATTTCTGAATTATGTCTGATAGCAATTATCTTAATTTCACTCTCGCCGAGGCCTTCTAATTCATATTGCTGAGAAATCGTTTGTTGACGATAGCCAAACCAAACTTTGAATTCAGGAACAAATTCTTGTTTCATCTGACCATTCACATCATAATCGGTATTCTGAAACGTACCAAATTCACAGCGCTGATTAAATTCTAATCCGTTAATTTTCATTAGCCTGTTCCTCCATGAATGAATCGTATCGATAACGAATCTGCCCAATAATCGAATTAACTGCTAAATTAACTGGAGACATTGGAATACTAGTGATGGAAGTTCTAGCGTTGTAATAACCGGTCGCTTGTGCGATTACGGCAGTTGTTAACATTGCTTTGACTTCTTCTATCTCAAAAAAGCTTTTATAATCTTCATCACGGCCAATTGCCCCATAAATAAAACCTTTTGCTGTATCAATATATAGACGAAGTAAGTTATCATCTTCATCTGAATCAAGTCGTAATGAAAGTTTTAGCTTATCAAATACTTCGTCATCTTTCATTTACTCTACCTTAATTGTTGCTGTAGTATCGGTCGTCACGAGTTCTTTGACGGTCGGATTAATTGCTCGCTGGCGTAGTTGATTGTTGATCAGCAATTGCCTTAAAGGAACCTGCTGCCCATGCTTCCGTATCCGTTGGGACAACATCAAAACGATCAATGACACGAACCTTAGTCGTATCAGTTTGGAATGCATTGCCGCCAATGTTTGTTGATAACAGCGACATATTCTCACGGTCAAATAACGTAGCAGCTTGCTTTAAGTCCCCAAAATATAATGGCATAAGTCCGTTTACACTTGGCAACCACTTATCAGCAATAACAATTACTTGTTTGCCTTCAATCGTCTTAATTTCCGGATTAGTTACGTTAGGTTGAATTAGATATCGTCCTTGTGCGTCCTTCACCTTAGCCAAAGCAGTAAAGCCAGACGTATTGGTCATAAACATTGAAGTCGCTTGGATAGCAGGATCAACTGTATTTAAAGCTAGCTCCTTAATGTCATCAAATTTTGTTAGAGTTGGCTTTTTTGGAACAGTATTCATTGCTGCAATAATTGCGACGTTACGAGTTACTACCGTCTTGCGAGCAATCCAAGTTGAAAGCCAAGCGAGAATATTTTCCGCAGTATCCTTTAAAAGTGAATTAGTAATTGTGTTAATACCTGCATATCGCTTAATTGTGTACTTGATAAGCGATAATTTGGGGGCATCTTGTTCTTTAATTTCTGCTTCTTCGTCATCCAATGCAGCTAGTGGTGTAATATCTGACCACTTCTCGTATACACGTGAACCAGATGCGGTAGACACAGATTCTTTGTTAACATATTGTTCCAATGAACCATACTGGCGCTTTAAAGCATTAATCGATGTTTGAACATCTACAGGAATTGTTAGCCCAATTTTATTATCATCTTCTGTCGATGAATTAATTGAATTAATAACCGTTGGATCGCCATTCATCATTCCCTTGAAGTCATTAACAAACTTAATTTTCAAATCCTTTTCAGAGGCTGACAACGGGTCCACTTCTTCCATATTTAAAATTTCGTCAGCTCGTGCGTCGACTAGACTATCATGTGCTAAATCCCGTTTAGCTTTAGCGTTAACAATCTCCGCTTGAACAGCTTGAATATCTTCAGTAGTTGCGTCCGCCATAACCATTGCCTGTGCTTTATTCTGTAGGTCAGAAACCTTTTGACCCGCTGCAACCCATGCGTCATTTAGTTCATTAATATTTACTGCCATTAAATCTCTCCTTGTAATAAAATAGCCGCTTTAGATTTAATATCTAAACGGCTAGTGTCTTCATTATTTAGTGTTTCCTGCTTTGTTTGTACAATCATTGTGCCAATCTTATTTACGACCGCATCAGGTAGCATACCATCATTCACAGAATTTGTTACCTTAGATTTGCTATCTTCAACAAACATAATTGAATCAGCGAAATGATAATCTACAGCATCTTTAGCAGTCAAAAATGTTTCATCAGACATCATCTTCAGAACATCTTCAACTGGTAATCCAGTACGTTGAACATAAGCATCTGCAATCGATTTATCAGTCTTATCAAGTAATCCAGAAATTTTTTCTAAATCGTCCTTATTACCTTGAATACTAATAGATGCTTGATGAATCATAATTTGGGCCGTTGGCGAAATATTGATTTCATCACCAGCCATAGCAATTACTGAAGCAGCACTGGCTGCCATGCCTGTTACATTAATAACTACGTGCTTATCTGATTGGCGAAGCGCTGTATAAATCTCACTAGCAGCTACGACTTCACCGCCACCTGATGACAAGTTAACAACAATTTCATCGTCATTTGCTTCGTTTAACAAATCATGAATCTTACTTGGATGAATTGCATTCAATCCTAACCAATCATAAATCCATCCTTGCTCATCGCCCATAACAGGCCCAGTTAAATTGATAATATTACTCACTATTTCTCACCTCCTTTCTTTGTTTCGACATTTGTTTCTGCAATATCTGGGAAGTCATTAGGTAGATAACCCTTTTGCTTAAGCAATAATTTCGCTTCTCCAGAAGTTAGAACGTTAGATTTAACCATTTCAGTAGTAGTTGTTAATAACGACGTATGAAGCAAATCTGATACCTGTGAGAGGTCCATTTCTATTTGGGTTTTAAACTTAAAACTCAGCTCACTTTCAATTGGTGTTGAGAATCGATTTAGTCCTCGCATATATTGTTCCATCAGCATAGTAACCGAAGATTGTTGGTCGCTTTTTCCAGCTAAGTCACTACCCTTCAAACCGTAAACTTTGGCAATTTGATCACCCGTCCAATCAGCTTGAGATAACAATTTAGAAATATCACTCTTTATTTCAAGCGGTGAATACTCTTCTAGCTGGTCTAAGACGATAGGCCCCTTTGTTGATAGTTGGCGCATAAACGATTTAGAACGCCCACGTTTATCCTTCCAATTCGATAAGCCGCCATCTTGAAGCCTTAAGATTCCTGGAGCTAAAACTGACTGATCTAGAGCTGATTTGGTTAGATCATCAGATGATTTCTTAATGCTTAACTCATTAGCAAGAGAATACAAAGGACTAAGTGCAGTTTTTCCGCCATTGGTACTCAACATTCGTAAATGGATAATATCTGAACTTGGCACGGCCTCTTTAATACCGATGTTCGGACTATCAAACGAAATATTATAAGTTAGGCCGGACCCGTCACTTAGTAAAAAAGTTTGTACCTGACTTGGTCGTAAGTATTCAAGACGTATGTCTTGTCCGTTTCTATTTCGCCAACGATAAGCAAAGGACTCACCACCTAATAACATTTGTGCATACATAGATTGCCAGAATGAGAAATTATTGGCTGTGGGTGTTGGATTATCTAGCAAAGATTTTACCTTTAAATTTTCGGTAACTAGTTTTGATAACGCCAAATCACCACTTAATTTAAAAATAACGGAGTAAATATCCGAGTTTTTTAAAGCATCTCTAGCACTCATATAAGTTGCTTGGGAAGGATTTAAAAAATTTATCACACTATCATCATCATTAATGCTAACTCCTACATTGCCAGTTAATCCTTTCTCTAAATTACCTAACACATTAAATATAGGCACTACATCTCACCCCCTCCTTTTCGTTTAGCTTCAATTTGCTCGACCAGGAGTCCTGCTAATAAGAAAGTAATAGCTAAAGTTAAATAACCCCAACCTCGCCCAAAATAAAAGCCTCCGCAGTTAAATGCACCTGCGCAGGCTATAAAAAATAGAACATCAAGAATATTCCAAATATTCGCAAATAATTGTTTAAAAATCATCGTCGCTCCAATCATATAATTCATCATCCATGACCCCGGAATCACTATTTTCACCAAATAGCCAGTCATAGCGTTCTTGTGGTGTCATTCTCTCAACTGCTTTACTAGGATTATTAATTTCTGAAAACTCCTCGAAATGATACATACTTTGATATAAAGCATCAATAATGGCATCAACCACATCAATTTTTAGCGTAGCTTTGTCTTTATCAACCTGAATACCAACCTTGTCTTCTTTAATTACTGCATTTAATAAAGCTTTTTCCATTACTTTATCATCCAAACGAGTAATTGTTTTTTCAATGAAGCCTGTTTGCAAGAATTTAGTTGGGTTCATGACGTATGGTGTAGTTTGCTTAAGTGGCAAAAACTCCCATGACAAGTTATTTTCCATACGTTTAATGTAATCAGTTGCTCCATAATAGTCATAGGCAAACAGCATTACCTGGAGGCTATTATTATCAACGTACTCTAACATATATCGATAAACCTGGTCAGGATTTATCAGTCCTTCCGGGTGTGTAGTTATTGTACATAATCCTAGTTCCTCAAGTGCACGATAATTAATACCATCTTGTTTCTCTTTTGCTTCAATAGACCCCGCCTTATTCCAAGGAATAAATGAATGCTGTTCAATATGCCACTTATTAACGCCATTTTTATCAACGTAAGGATAAACAAAAGCAAATGCAGTGTTATCGGACATCATAGAATAATCAAATCCTATATATACTTCTCTGCCCTTAACATTAAAATCTGAAATGATTGCATCTGTTACATCCTTTAATTTTAAATATGCTCGACTAGAATTCTGAAGGTAAATGTTCATAGATTTATTTTGAAATTCAGAAACTTTACCTTCAGCCATCATAGTTTCACGTAATTTTTCAAGTGAATCTATTGTGGACTGACGTCTATCAGGCATACCAATAAGTGGCGTTGATTTTTCCCACGTTTCTGGTTTAAAAACTTCTTCTTCTGAATCTTGTGACCAAACTAAAAACAATTCATAATCAAAATCTCGATTAAAATCTTGTTCCATAGCTTGTTGACCACGTTTCAAACCGTTATAGAATTCTGTATCTAAAAACTCATACGCTGTAGAAATCTTTATAAATTGGTGATACCGTACATCATTTTGCCCAGTTGTAATTCGTGAGGTATATTTTCCTGCATTTTCATCACCAGCTTCATCATAAATAGCTGTTGTGAAATGATAGCCATCAAACTTTCCTGATTCATTTGAAACTTTTACAAGCCTGTTTCTAACTTTTTTAGCAATTATCATTTTTTCTTGAACTACTATTTCTTGATTTTTAGCTAATCTTCCGAATAATGGGTCATTATCTATCAGTGAATTAATCATGTCGCTGACATACCCGTATAATTTTGACGTCTGATCAGATGTATTCGCTGCAACCAGAAAGTCTTGGTTATGTAAACCGTTAGCTTCCAAGAAAAAGGAATATGCCAATATAATAGCTGCTAAATATGTCTTACCTTGCTTTCGAGCGATACTAATACTTGCCGCAGTAAATCGCTTGTCATCTCTTCCAACAGAAGTTCGCCACCCAACTAACATTGATAGAATAAATTTTTGCCAATCCATTAATGGTAACGGCTTACCAGCATCTGGGTCAGGACAAATGCTAGCAAAATTTAGTATGCTTCTAACTTTTTTTAAATTATAAACGTACATAAAGTTGTCGTCATTCTCTTCTGAACGCATTAAATCACGAATATGTCTAAAACAAGCTAACTTAAGTTGATAACCTGCTACCTGTTTACCGTCCAAGACTTTAAAAGCATACTTAGTTCCAGTATCCCTATAGTTACGCCTAATGCTGTACGTGTTTAATGATTTGAAAACTTTTAAGACATCCTTATCTCTTGTTAAATCAATCTTTTCCACTAATCTTCACCTTGCATCCTGCGTATTGATTCCTCTAAATCAGTATCAGAATCGTCATCATTATCTTTTCCAGCTATTTCCATCAATTCAACTCGACTTTTTGGTGTCAAACCTAATTCAACAGCAATACGAGTAAGGTTTTTTATTGCTGAATCATATATTTGTGTCATAGGATTACGCTTATAACCAACAAAGTCAGTAGCAATTACATTCCCCATGTTATCTTGAACAGATTTATAAATAGCCTGAACTTCTCCATTTTCTTGAATATGTTTGTAAGCATTTCTAAAAATTTCGTACTGGGTGCAATACATCTCTACTAAATTTGAATCAATTCTGTTTACGGCTGCATTCTCTTCTAAAAAGCCGACTACTTTACGCCATATAGCCTTGGCTTGAATACCCAAATAATCAGGTGGGCGATAGGCTAAACGCCCGTCATTAACATCTTTATCGGCTTTTTTCACACTATCATCTCCTCCCTCAATTTGGGGTCCCCCCCCTACCTAAAATATTTCAAAAATTACCTCCGATACAAGACGATGAACTGTGTGCGCTCCTTTTCCTGTCAAACACACGGGGGGCTTATTTTTTAAACCTCAATCATCTTGGCTATTGTTGCGACACTTTTGATAGTTGCCGTCGTTTTAGCTTTATTACCTTGCCCTGTACCATAATACTGTTGTTCCCACTTAGTCTTTCTTGTATGACAAGCGCCACAAATCACAGCTAGATTATCTAACTTAGCTTTATCATCTGGCCTGTATTCAATTGGCACTATATGATCCACTACCTTAGCAGGTTTGACTCTTCCTCTTGCTTGGCAGTACTGACACATGTAGTTGTCACGCTCTAACACCTGTTGCCTTAGTCCAACCCATTGCTTGGTTCGATAGAAGTTTGATTGCTCACGCTTCACTTCATTACGTTTGCGATCAATCTTGTTATATCTTTGGACCATTGCTCTGTCATGCCTATTGTTCATCTCTTGCTCTAGGTCTTGATGGTCGGCACAGTATGCTCTACCATTCTTAGCCAGCTTATGACATCCAATCATTCGACATTGTTTAACTCTTGGCATTACTCTGACACACTCCACAATCTTGATAATCTGCGAATCACACTCTCCTTTGCTGGCCAAGCCTTACGAACTAACTGCCTTTCATATTCTGATAATAAATGTTCAGACTTATAATTAGCTTGCACAGACAACGGAACCACCTTTTCCGTAATATTATCTTTTACTGCGATATTCTCATTCCCCGTATATTTCTTACCGCCCTGCTTGATATAGCCTACGATAGAACTGTTAGCGTAAAGAGGAAAATATTCTGGTCGATTATACTCATTTGACCTTTGCATTCGTTCTAAAAGATTCTTCTTCATCAGTAATCTCCTTATCTAATCGTCTTAGTATTCTCAATTCTTCATCGCCAGATACTAAGCCATACTCTTTATCCTTTTTCATAGCTACACCACTCCCACCACCTTTCATTGCAAAATAAAAACGTCTGAACTTAATCAGACGTTTAATATAAATTGCATGTCATTAACTTAGATAATATTTATAATAAAAATCAATCAATACTCTTAATAAACTTAATTGCATATAGTGCGCTTAAGCCGACAAGAACATAAACAATTCGAGCTATCACATCTCCAGCGAATCCAAGACCAGAAAAAATAAATTGCACCAAATCAAATTTAAATAATCCAACAAGAAGCCAATTCAATCCACCTATTATCAATACTACTAAAGCAGTTATATCTAAAGCTTTCATAATTAAATCTCCTTTTTATAGACATCTAAATCAATGACATATCTTAATAATACCTTAAATTTACAATTTATACACTACAAAATAAAAGGGCAGCAATCAAATGATTGCTACCTTTCTGTAATTTAATAAATCATTTCATATTCTGAAGCATACTCATACATCGATTGAAATACTGTGTCTTCAAGCTTCTCTTCATTAATCTGTCCGTCTTCTTTAAATAACTTTAATTTATTAAAATCGAACTTCGATAACCACATACTAAAATCAATTATATTTACGCCAAATGGATATTTGAAAAAGGGATCTTTATTCTCCCTCTTCTCTCTACCATCAAAAGTAAAATCTCTTCCGCCAAAATTAATTGTAAAAAAAACACTCTCAAAATCTGTTATAAATTGTTCAAATAATCCATAAGAAATCTGCGTCTTCTCTCCATACATATCTGTCAACTTAATTTTCATCTAGGCAACCGCCTCTCCGTGGAACATCCTTAAAAGAATGTTATAAAAAAGGTGAAAGCATAGTACCATCACCTTTTAATCAGTATCAAATGTATCAGATGAGTTTCGAACCCATATCTTACTAAATCAGAATCTTGCATCTCACAGAACGGAGATAAAGAAATAATTGCATTACCTATTATGCTACAAATACACGTTCGTTAATATTCTTGTATCTCATTATACAAGAGGACCACTTTATAGTTATGCGCTAAGGGACTCTCGGATTAACGATCTTGTTAATGTCATTAAACATCAACAGATGTAACTATAGCATTTATCCTAATTAATAGCAAATTTATCTAAATTAAAACTTATTTAAGATAAAAGAGCCGATATTTCTATCAGCTCCATATACAACAGGTAAGAATTTGCACCTTACAAGTTTTGTTTAATCACATATTGTTGCAAAATAAAAGACACCTAACAAATGTTAGCTGCCTTTTAAGTAGCAGAAAAAAACACCATCAACAAGATAATAATAGTATTAAATAAAGTGACAGTGATTTTTTTGCTCAAACTCGAATCAAGATTTTTGACAGTTGTAACTGTTTAGTCCTCCTTTCAAAAATCATAAAAATATAGGAACGTTAGCAATAAGCTTGTGTTTACAGACATGTGTTTAGTTAGATTTGAAATTAGAATAACCATTGCTAACGGAGCTCTCGCAAAAGCTTTAACCAATACCTTTATTAAGCGTAACAAATGCTCTGAAGAGTGAGCAAAAGAAACATCACTACCTAAGTAGAGCGCTATTTATACATATTTAAAACGATGAAATAAGGAGAAGAAAGAATCATCGATTAAACTTGATATACGCTAAATAACGGTTCAAACAATTGAACAAACTCATGATAATTTGTTCAATATATTAAACAACACAATGCTAACAAATTATAAGTGAAATCGCAAGGATTATTTTTAGTCCTTTCGAACATAATATTTTCCAAAATCAATTCGCAATTTTTTATAATCAACCTAAAAATAAAAGACATCTAGCAAACGTTAGATGTCTTGATATTATTCATTCCTGGGCTCTATCCAGCTCAGCTAAATGAATATGGAATTACTAATCCACATAGGGTTATAACTAAATAGTTTTTTATCTAAATTTTGAGAGAGAAAATAAATAAATTGTTGTGGACTAGTAAACTACACAAGCATATCATCAAATAAAAATATCAACAATATAATATTAATGGCCATCATCTATACCATTAACTTATTTTATTCAATTTTTGAACAATATCATAATATAACGATTTTACTCCACCGTGCCTACAATAAAACTCCAGTCTACCTATAATTTGAACCTCAAAAAAAGGACCACAAATGTGATCCTCAAATATTCTAACCATAAAGTTTCATTTTAAATTGTTCACTTGAATCTTCCATATGTTCTTGACCAAACCAAGAATTCTTAAATATTAATCCTCGACTTCTAAAGTCCGTTAAAAAATCATCCAAAGAAGACTTTTTATACTGTAATGCGGCTCTTATATAACTAGGTATTTCTACTGGTATTATATCATCATATGGTTCCTTCTTTCGCCAGCCATTTCGCGAAAGTTCTTGCATTAAAGAAATGTACCTTGACTTCGAAATATACTTGCTATTGTAGCTTCTAAATAAAATAGCTTGCATAGAAATTTTCCACTTCTTTTTTATCTCTTTGATATTGTTAATATTTACCCCAGACAGTAGCTCGAATCCCAATTCATACTCAGAAATAAGAAATGTATTAGCAAATTGATTTGCTTCTTGTTCAATTCGCTTATGAATCTCAGTATCATTTATCACATTCTTAGCAAACTTTGAGTGCATTATTATGTGTCCAAGTTCATGTAAAATATCGAATCTAATTCGAACACTAGATCTACCATCATTATTAACAGCAATGTAATACCTTCCATCTATGTTCATAGTGAAGGCGTCCACACCATGTACTCCAAAATCATCAAGGACAATCCTAATACCTAATTTTTCAACTAGTTTCGTTACATTAGAAATAGGCCCACTACCGATGCTTAAATATTTCTTTACTTGGAGGACCATTTCATCAATTTCATCAAAATCCGTAAGCTCAAAAACATCATTTTTTTTAGGATTCTTAATCATTTCCGCTAATTTGAAATATGGTAAATTAAACCTACTAGAAATCATATGTTCAACCTGTGCATACAAAATAGCTTGATTTTTTACACTATTCATTATGACCTTCGGAGTTGTTGCTTTCTTTCTAAAAAATACTGCCTGATTTTGCTTAGAGTCTTCTTCAATTCCGTCATGAATAAAATAAAAATACTGCTTTGGAATTTTTAATGTTGCCGAAATGTCCTCCAGTTGTTGAAATTGAGGATTAACCTCACTTTTTTCCCATCTGGACACTAAAGATTGTGATACATGAACAGCTTCAGCAAGTTGTGTTGCACTGTATCCTCTTAGCTTTCTTATGAATTTTAGGTTATCGCCGATGAATCTCATTGTTTTGTCCATAAGAACCACCTCCAAATAACCATAATACACTATCTGTCAAGATTAATTGTTTTCTTTTCTTCTTGTTCATTGCCAAAGTCATTATGATCAAACTCAACAGACTCAGGTTCAACAGACTCATCGTTTACTAACTTCTTATTACGTTCAATCAAGCAATTAATACTTTGACCAACTTGCCAGTGGCCTTCTGATGGTATACCCAAAATAACAAAATCCAATTCCCCATAACCACCAAAGTTTAATTCAATCAAAGGCTTTTCATCATTTTCGTTGAACTCATCTCCAAAATCCAAAAGCATTTCAAGCGGATTATTAACTTGTTTTCTTTTTTTTGCTTTTCTTGAAACTTCATTCGCATTTGCAGTTAAATTAACTCGAAGATCAAATCCATCACCAATGAAAGCATGGTGCGGATATGATTTATTCTCCGGTTTTATAATTAAAGCTGTCATTGGCAAAAGTTTTCTGTCACACAACTCCTTAATCTTTGAATTTGCTAGCCAGCCCCAATGTCTAGAAAATATATCCTTCTTACGCAAATCATCTTCATTCGGAAAATATTCACTAACTATTCTTTTGGTGTCAGCCAAAGCACCTTCTATAGTCCTAACCATTAATTCTCTCTGTAAAGGTGTGAACTTATCATATAGCACGCTTCCATTTTTGGATGTATTTTTCGTCATGGCATCTCCTAAACAATTTACATACTTCTGTTATCGTTATTACCATTATACAACTTTTCTAAAATTTTACCACCAATCAAGAAAGCCTTTCAAATCAACTAATTTATGAACAATTATTTTTTAGACTTGTTATATTTTTAATTAGATGATTAATTAATTACTTTTTAAATATAATTGATTTTCAAAAAATCTAAATTCTAAAATTACCTATATTTATATTCTGAACTTTCTGGGTCAAAAGGTAGTTCAGACTTACTCTTATCCTTCACACCCTCGAGGACAAATACTCTTAAATCTTCAACATCAGCAAACGCCCAAACAAACTGCAAAAATGCTTCTCGAATAAGTTGATAACCTCGGCTTTCAGAATAGCCCATTTGTTCGAATATCTTATTCCACTTCACCATTTTGAAATATCTCAATTCGATAATCTTTCTATGCGGAAACTTCAGAGTCTTACATGCTTCAATAACTTCTTCTAAAATCATTTCAGCGTAAGCGTGGTTAGTTAGCTTCTCATCAGTTGCATTGTTAATGCTACGACTTGAAGGCATACCACTGATGATTCGTGACTTAACATCAACATAAGATTTATGAGCCATTCTTTTAATCGTAGGTAATTCTTTATCAAAAAAGTACCTAGCTTTTTCAACAGTTCTTGCTTCATCTATTTCTGGTAACAGTACCACAACCTACGCCCTCCATGATAAAATAAAGTTACTAGATATATCCTCATGGCGCTGACTTCGGTTGGCGCTTTTTTATTTATCCAAGCACAGAAATCCAAAATCACTAGCTAAATCTGCAAACTCTAATAATGCCTTCTTCTTATGCCGGTAATATGTCGAGTCTGACCAGTAATCTAATCTCTCCATTACTTGGTTATTACTCAACTCTTTAATGAATTTCAGCTCAATAATTTTACTGCTTTCATCTTGCATAACTTCCAATACGCTTTTAACTAAATCCACTATGCGTTGGAATTCTGGCTCGTGAAACGCGGCTGCACGTCTGTTAGCTATCCTGAAGTCTGTCTCAAACCATTTGCGTATCTTGCCGAGACGTTTAATCTCTCGTTCTGCCATCACTTAACTCCTAATCCTGACTTCAAACCCACAATAAAATCATATGGCATTAATAAATCTTCACTAAACGTATGATTTTTCATATTGTTAATGATTATTTTCAACATTGCTTCCCGCTTATCTTTAGTCGTTGTCATCTTCTTCCACCTCAATTTTCATCACCTAGCAGCGACCAACTGCCATAAATAACTAGTGCAGCTCCAAAGATAATCATTCCACGAATCATCCAGGGATGTGTGCAAGTAAACATCCAAAGCTTCCACAACATCAGTAATCCCTCCTATCAACATCTTCAAAGTAGACCTCTTCAAGACCGTTGTATTTTGCATCTTCCATAGCTAGAACTCCTTTGCTTTGTTTCTTGACTCGATACTGTTCAATCGTCCTTGCTTGCTACTTTTTAACTCCCGAATCTGTTCCGTGCTAAGCTTTGGTTTAGAGTCAACCTTGATTACACTGCCAAATTCGTCATAAACATTTGGGTCTGATTTCTGAAAGCTATAATGTAAAAGTCCGCCAGCGGTTGGGTCATATTTATTAACCCAATCATCATTTTTTATTTTCATATTCAAACGGGTTCACAGTCTTTTCACCCTCGACTGATAGTTTTACTAAATAATAAACATGTTTTTCACGTTTAAATCTAACAAAGTGTTACACATTTAACCGCATAGCATCTTCTTTAGTGCCTTGTTCTAATTCAATTACATCAACCACAATGCATGGTTTATCACTGTAGAGCTTCTTGGCCACAATCTCGACAATCTGATTATCATCATGCCAAAAAACATCGTTTAAACCATCTTCAAATGCCTTCAAGTAATTTGATAAATCGGGCTTTTTAACTGGAAACCATTTATTAGCCTTAATAAGCGCTCTCTGCCATTTTGTAGTTGCTTTGGGTATTTCCCTATAAAAGGTAACTTCTAGCCTTAGCGGCACATCTGCTGCGGAAATATTGTTATTTTTAGCTAACCCTAGTCCAACCGCTCTAAGGAGCTTTTTAAACTTGGCTGTTTTTGGTGGGTCATAGACACTTGTAAAATTACCCCGCCTAGAAAACCTCGGTCGCTCTTGTTGCTGTGGTGCTAAAGCAATTTCATAGTGCCATTGCATCAGTCACCCGCTCTTCATCAGATACCTGACTAACGATTACTTCTGTGCAACCGATATTTTGATAAGCCTCGGCTAATTTTTCGGCTTGCTGCTTGGTGTTCCGAAAAGTCTCGCTCTTAGCACCGTAAATATTTATAAAGCTAATTTGATACATAACTATGTTTCCTCTTTCTGTTTAAACCGTTTGTTCAAACTATCTAACGCCTGTTGCGCAGCTGCTAAGTCTTCGCTACTTGCTGGGGCAACATTTTGCTCTTCAAAGTTTGGTCGAGCTTCTTTAACTTTTGGAGTTTTACGATTTCTACTCCATGTAGCCTTTTGGTTAGCTCGTTGTAAGTCGAGTGCTTCAATCTCTGCAACATTTTTAATGCCTTTGTCGTACCAATCCTTCAATGGTTTCTTAGCATAGTTCCAAGTTGGAACCCCATTCTCAACCGCACGACTAAGTGCCTTTATGATGATGTTAGCTGACTCTTGTTGGTCATTTGTCAGCCCATTAAAGTCATTCATCTCATTTCGCAACTCTTCAGCAATTAGTCCACCAATCATGCCGAAGCCATTGCTTTGGAAAAAATTAGCTACTTGCACTTCTGGTTTTGGCAGCAGCGGCTTATCTTTAGTATTTAAGTCATTAGTAATATCAGTACTTGGTATATAAGTACTTAGTAGCTTCTGGTTTTCCACATCTGGATAACCCACATCTGGATAATCCACATCTGGGTTTTCAGTATCTGGACTGTTCAAAAACTTTTTAGAATCAGAAACTTCTTTTTGCCAACGAATTACTTTCCCTTTTTCGTCAGTTATTCGCCTATTAACAGCATATCCTGCCGCTTCTAGCTCACCCCAAGCTCCACGAGTTGAGTCACGACCATTCTTAGAGTTCTTAGCTATCTCTTCAAAGTAAATCACCCAGTCATCTGGTAACATCATCAAGTAACTAAGTAAGCCTTTAGCTTGTAACGTTAGGTCCTTATCCTTCAGAAAGTCATTATTAATAATCGTGAAGTTAGAGCTCGACTTTTTACGTTTAATAGTCTGCCTCATTTATCAAAACCTCTAAAATGGTAAGTCATCATCTGAAACTTGAACCTCTTGTCCTATGCCAAATGGGTCATTATTCACTGGTGACTGTTGGTTGTTGCCAAATGAGTTGTTATTAGCTTGATTATCAAAGCCAGGATTATTGTTCGCCCCTTGTTTTACCTGACGGTCAGCCCGACTTTCAAGGAAAGTGAAACTATCAACTACAACTTCCGTAACATACCGTCTTTGACCACTTTGATCATCATAAGAGCGAGTTTGTAACCTACCCTCAATGCCAACTAGTGAACCCTTACCAAAGAAATTCGCAAAGTTTTCTGCTGGTTTACGCCAAATAACTGCGTTAATAAAATCAGCTTCACGCTCTCCATTTCCATTTTTAAACTGACGGTCAACCGCAAGCGTAAAACTTGCTACAGCCATACCTGATTGTGTGTAGCGCAGCTCAACATCTTTTGTTAAGCGCCCTGTTAGGACAACCCTATTTATCATGGTCTAATTCCTCCATTCGTTTCTTAGTCATAATGCCAAGCCTGATTAAGTCTTCTGGCTTTAAAGTGACACCTACTACGTGATATTCAGCCGAGAAGCTTGGCCAACCCATGTTATGTGCTAACTGATGATGTTCCCGACATAAAGCAATCAGCCTACGGCCTCGATGGTCAACTAAGTTACGGTCATTCCCTCGTCCAACAGCATCTATGTGATGTACATCTGCATGTTTGCCACAGATAACACATGAACGATACTTTAATGACTGATACATATAGGCCTCCAAGTCGTCTTGATATTCAAGCGCACTCTTACTCATCGGCACATGATGTCTTAGTGCATATTCAAGTAAGAACGTTATAAATTCACGAGCTGTGGTCATATCGACAGTCGCAAAACTAAAGTATTCGTGACCAGTTTCAGCTTCAAAGAAATACTTCATCCACTCTTTCATCTCGTCAGGAAAATACCCGAAATAGTTAGCCATTTCACCCATGATTGCATAGGCTTTTTTACGTTGAACTGGACTTATATGTCTATCATCTGAAATCTGTAGCACAGCTTCCGGTTGTTCAACTGTTGTATACAGGGACAAGCTAGCCAGCTCTTCAAGGCTTTCAACAGATAAAGTCACCTTATGGCCTGAAATGCCTGTGATACGCCCCCATAGCTCCATAAGCTAAGCCTTTGAACCTTTAACAGCTTCAACATACTTAATAACATCTTGATAAGCTATGTCTGGGTTCATCTGCCGCCACTTAGCTGCTTGTTCATTAGTCGCTGAATACTGCTGCTGAGCTTTAACAATAGTAGCTTCCACAATTGCTCTCTGGTGCTCC